TTACTTCCAGCAACGCTTTTTCGCTAAAATCATCATGATCCATATACCTGTCAGCCCTCCCGATACAAATAATTTAATGTGTTCCCAGTTCCATTCTGTGGTATAATTCGCTAAAAGTACACCAATAATAAAGATTATATGAAAAAAATATTTTGTCATGTTTTTTCGCTCCTTTTACTGTTATAATTAGAGCAGGTCAGGGGCTTGCGCCCCTTTCCCGCTTCGGCCTTGCTTGCGCATCTACTTCCTACGGTGTCTGCGTTTGCGGGGCCACTTTCTTTTGGATTGCTTTTTCCCTGACCGCTGCTGCAATATCAGGCTCACTCCCTGCAGGGCTAACCCTGCAACTCCGATCAAGATTTCCAAGTAATCCTTTGTTTCTTTATCTATCGGTTTCACCTCCTTCCTTACGATTATATTATAACGCATATGCGTTGGTTTGTCAATGTATATGCGTTGTTTATTTACAAAAAAAAATTCCCCCGCAGAACTAGATATTTTCTAGCTCTACGGGGTTTTCTTTATATCCTTAAAAATGCACCTTTACGCCGCCCATGATGGCACCCTTGCTCCCTGCTACCCAGCCGCCGACGTGCCCCTTTATGGGGAAGCCTACCATGCCCGCAGGCTGTCCGTGCTTGTCGACTCCTACGCCAAGCTCCCATTTCCTCGTCTCATCGACGACTGGGACCTTGATGTCAACCGTCGCCTTGGAAGATTGCTCCAGGGCGATTTTGTTTTTGTCCAAAATATATTGCTCGTTGTCGGATTTTTTAAATGTTTGAGCCTGTCCGTTGACCTTGACGGTCAAAGTCTGCTTTGGCACGGTCACATCCACATCAGCGTCCTGAGGGGACTCCTTTTCGACGTAGCGAACAATCGTTTTTGTTTCTGTCTCAGTTTTTGCCGTCACACTTTCGTTTTGCGTGGTTTTTGGCACAGGACACTTGTGATTAATCGCACGCCAGCTAAATCCGCTCAGAAAGCCAATCGTAAAGCATACGGCGGTATAAGCAAAAAAAGCGTAATTTTAAGCGTGTCTGGAGGCTGATCATGGCCGCATCCTCGCTTTAAATTGCTGTCTGTACCAATTTGCCTTGCCTCTCAGGACATTTCCGCCGGTCCTGGGGTCGTCGTAGTCAGTAGTCCACGCCGGGCTGTCGGGTGTGCCAAGGTACTGCAAGTCCCATCGCTCACAATCGGCGTTCGGCCCATACTCATCGCCTTCCGGAAGCAGGCCATCAATATTATCCGCCGCTTCTGCGTGGGTCATGATCCGATCCCGGTCAATGGTCAGCCACAGGGTCTTGGCCAGGACGGCCACCACCTGGGCCATAGTTTCAATCTGGGCCACCGTGGGCGGGTAGCCCCCCAAGTCGTCCGTAGTAGCCCCGTAGGCACAGCACAAGGCAACGCCGATAGCAGCGGTGTTTCGTTGCCAAGTATGGGCCAGGGTTTCGCCGAGGTCGTCCGTACTTGCCCAAAGGCTTCCATCTTCATCGATATTGATATGGTAGTCGTTAAACTTCTGGTCATACCGCCCCGCCGTCCAGTGCAGATATACCTTGACGTCACGGTCCATGTTCCGGGCATCCTTCCAGAGCTGAGCACGTGCAGCCTCAGCCATCGTCTGGATGTCTTCCAGCGTTACTTTTTTCATCAGATTTTTCCTCCTTTTCGTCCAGATCCGGGATCCCATCGCCGTTGGAGTCGGTCACCCGGGGCACGATGTTAAGCAGCCCGGAGACAACGGCTGGCCCCAGGACCTGATTCCCAATACGTAAAGCGGCGTCGATCATCTTAAAAAGCCATTCCTCGTGGAGACCTGTTACTAGGGCGAATACCCACAGAAAAAGGGACAGCGTAAAAGGCGCCAGCCCAATGAAAACGATAAAACGAAAAAGCCATACGGATTGAATCGTAAAGCGCAGCTGTTTCAGGCTCTTCAATTTACGAGAGATTTGTTCAAGCATTTTTTCTGTTGTTCCTCCAGGTCGTCAATCCTGTGAGTGTTACTTTTCCCCCTGGCTTCAATTGCTTCCAGCCGGATTTCAATCTGTTCCCGCCTGGCACGCTCCTTGCTGAGTGTTTCATCCAACTTGTCCAGGCTTTGTACCACCCGGTCCAGCAGGACCTTGAGTGGGCTAATGATCACGTGGATTACCCACACGAGGGCTCCGCCCAGGAGAGTCAGTACAGCTACAATGTCACCTAGTGATACATCCATAAGCCGCCTCCTTTTCGGTATAATGCTCCCTATATGAGATATAAGGAGATGTTTTCATGCGATTACCAAATGGTTTTGGATCTGTGTACAAGCTCCAGGGGCACCGGAGGCGCCCGTGGGTAGTAAAAAAGACGATAGAGGGCCGCCAGAAAACACTAGGGTACTTTGCAACCTACGTGGAAGGTCTGAGCCATCTCTTTGCCGTCAATGATACAGACACAATGCAAGCGGAAATTCCCTTCTCGGCCATCTACGAAAGATGGAAGAAGGAACATTTTCCGGGGCTGTCCGTATCTTCTCAGAAAGCCTATGAGATTTGTTTTCGCCATCTCTCTACCCTCCATTCTCGGCCTTTCGCATCTCTCCGATACAGGGATTTGCAAGCGGCCATTGATGCCGTGAAAAAGATTGCCGGATACGCCACGCAGAAGAAGGTCAAAGGACTGCTGGAACAGCTTTACGACTATGCCATCAGATACGACATAGTGACTACAGACTATGCCAGCTGCCTTTCCATCGACCCCCATATCCCGGTGCATAAGAAAAAGCCCTTCACCGTCCGGGAACGGAACCGGCTATGGGCTAATACAGAAACTCCCTTTGTGGTTGATGTACTCATTTTGATTTATACCGGCCTCAGATGCGGGGAATATCTCAACATTAAAGCTTCAGACGTTAAAATCAGACAGCGTTGCCTTGTCATCAGAAAGAGCAAGACGCGGGCGGGCATCCGGCAGGTCCCGGTCAGTAAAAAGATTTGGCCGTTTGTGCTGGACAGAATCCAGAAATCCCCTTGGCTTTGCCCCTGCCGGACTTATGATTCCTTCAGGCGGCAATGGGATAAAGTAATGAGAGCAATGTCCATGCGCCACACGCCCCACGAAACCAGGCACACAGCCGCATCCATGCTTGATTCAGCCGGTATCAATGATACCAGTATCAAGATGATACTTGGTCACGCAAGAAAAGGTGTCACAAAAGCCGTATATACGCATAAAACCTTAGCTGAACTAAGAAAAGCAGTCGATATTTTGTGAGTTACCAGGTAGTTTCTGATTCATTGGGATTCACTGGTCACAGGCTTCAGGACTTGCTCTGAATGGATTGTAATGTGTGCTTAACAGGAACCTGAAAATGGTTTGTCAAGGGGATAAAGTGGGGTGAAATGGCATAAAATGGATTACCCAGGTATCCACCGATGAAATGGCAGCACATGGGCACCTTGTAAGGACATGGAACACAGTACAGAGCGGCACCCCGAAGGTTTACCTGGATGGGAAGTGGGTTGATTACACAGGCGACGGAATATTCAAGCCGAGCGGCGCATGGACGGATAAAGGTGAAACCCTGGCCACATCCCCACAAAATGGGACGGGTGACCCTGCTGGCACCACCGACGGAACTGGCGGCAATGCGGCTCATAACAACGTCCAGCCATCTATAGCCGGATACTGCTGGAAGCGCACGGCCTAAGCGGTCCTACGCCAGCCATAACAAGCGATGGATGGGGGCAAGTTGTTGTGGGGTACGTTGTTCCCGAATTCGAGGTGCAAAACATCCGTGTTAGCGGTGGCCGATGGTCCTACTTGCATAGCCCCCTCCTATTTTCCACCAGCAGACTGGAGATATGAAAAGGCTCCAGATTGCGCTGCACTATCGTTTAACCAACTCACAATATTTTGGCTCCCGTTGAACAACCGGAACTGGGCATCGCCTGTAATTTTCGGCAGTTCATCGGTGGCTATGCGGTACGCCTCCACCCATAGGCCGCCACACAGGGAGACAGGTTGTTGTGAGGGACATCTTTACCGAAATCCATGGTAAACCCGTCACCTTGCCCGCTTTGTGTATTTGACCCGAAGCTGACATTTTCAATGGATGCAGGAGCCGAAAATACGCCGTGGGTGGTCAGCTTTTGATTTGGATCTTGTCTAGCAAAATCGAGGACATCTCCTCTGATATGGGGCAGTTCATCGGTGGTGAGTTGGTGCTTTCGCTCGCCGTATTTCTGCCCTGCCGTGTACGTAAAACTACCGTAATCATCGGTGCCGGAACCCTGTGCAATGAGCGTGTAGCCAGCGGGCAGGGCTTCCCACGTGCCGCCGAACAGGTCAGCTGGGGACGTCGATTTGTCGCTGAAGTAGTAGCTGCCAACAGGGTGGGCGTCCAGTTTTGCTTTCGTCTGGGCGGCTGAAACGGCCGTGCTGATGGCTTGCTCGTAGGCCGCTTTCTGTTTGGCCAGGGCATCAGCCAGGAGCTTCTGGACCCACGCCGTGGTGGGTACCTGACCGGAGTTCTCGCCGCTGACCGGGTCCGAAGAGTAGACAGCGCCCCATTTAGCCGTAGAAGTGCCCAGGGAGCCTTCGCCATCGCCGTTAGGTACAATCGCTCTGGTTGTCATTTACTGTCACCATCCTTCTTTTCATCAGCTTGCTGCTCCGGCTTATAAGCAATGCAGACCGGGTTAACGCACTTGCCGTCCACCAGCTTATGAGCGCAATACTCACAGCGTTTCGGGAGCTTAAACATTTTCCATCGCCTCCTTGTACTGGGCTTGCAGGTCCTTGAAATCGCTCCTGATACTCTCCTGAGCGTCCGTGTCGCCGGTCAGGAGAGCTACAGCCATGCTGTCGGTCAGTTCCTTAACCGCGCTGTCATAGTCGGCTTTGAAGGCTGCTTTCTGGTCCTCTTCCGTCGGTTCAGCCGGTGGTACGTAGGTACGTTTAGCCTGGGCATCCAGCAGGTCCTGGATGCGCTCACAGTAGCCGCTGTAGGTGCCGTTGGGATAAGATAAAAAATCTCCATCCACCACGCAGCACTCCTGGTCGTCGTCGTAGATAACGGATCCCGGGACGGATACAGCCCCGGAGTCTAATAAAAAATTATCGACGGTATCGCTGTACTGCTTTTCGCCGTCGATAATCAACACATTATTTTTTAAAATCTGGAAAACACTCATTTAATCAGTCCTTTCTCTGTTGATGAGATGCCTAGTCACAGTCACAGCTTTGCCTTTGGCACAACCAATGTTTCTTTCAGCTTTTCCATTCGCTCTCAGTCTAAAGATGCCGCCAACGTGCTGGCCGGAACGAACACCACCGTTGCCAGAAGAGAACATAACAGTGGATACGCAGTAGAGCCGTCTTCTGCTGGTTCGTGGTATCGTGACGAACTGTCTTTCAACAAAAACATCACGCCCACTGGAACGATGGGCAGCACCGGTGGGAAAGGCCTGCATGAGAACCGCCAGCCCTACACGGTGGTCAACTTCTGGCGTAGGACCGCATGATTAAGCTGTGCGCCGCCAGAAATTAACGACTACATAAGGCTGTCTGTTTTCGTGGCTCCCATTACCGCCCATAGAAGAGATTGTGATTGTATGAGAGTGGTTACCCGCATAGCTCGTTGTCCCAGTTGAAGCATGACCGGTATTCGCACCTTTCTTCCCGTTGTCCGGGTTTCCGTCAGCCGCAAGGTAGAATGTATGAGCGTGATTACCATCCGTGGAGCAGGATGCCGAATGACTATGGGCGGGCATCTCATCAACAGAGAGTGGGTGCTTGACTTCGCCGCCTGTGGCCCCGTTGGTGTAGGTGTAGGTCACGCCGTTTTCAGTGTACGTCCCTGCGCCCATCAGTACCCGGCCTGCAGCGTAGCGTTCCCACGTAGTTCCTGCCCACAGCTGGTTCGGGTTCTGGTCGCCGGTGGTAGTGATGACAAATCCAACCGGATAGATGATGTCGATGATGTCCTTGACGGACCGCTGCTTGACCTGCTTCCAGGTGCCGTCTGCGCCCAGATAATAGTTGTCCTGCATGCCTTTTTTAGGCTGAGGAACAAACCCTCGGTCGCCGTCGGACGTGCTTGTGCAGCCGATCACATCGGAGTGGGCGTTTTTGTCGGTCAGATGGGCATTAAAGTCGGAGCGGCTAACGTTGTCTTCTTCGTTGATGTAGACAGCAATGCTGGTAGCATTGCTGACCGTAAAATAGGCCCCCATCTGCAAATCGGCCATGAGCGTATCTTTGGACGGCAGCCAGTCTTCTTTCCCCTCATCCGCATAAAAATAGCCGAAGAGCAAGTTCTCTCCGGCGTAGCCGTTCCAGCCAGCATCCTGGTAGTAGTTAGATTCGACGTGTGCAATCACGCCGACTTCCGAGAGCTTAAAGCCCGTTGTCACGCTGCTGTTGCTGTATTTGCCCAGAATCCTGTATCTAGCTTCGCTGACATCGGCATTGGTAACCACCCCAATATCGGAGATGGTCGCTTCGATGCGCTTGTTGACCACAGCGGTCAGGGACGCCACCTTGCTGGCATCCGTAGGTCTGCTATCCCCGATGTCCATTCGATCAAACACCAGGGGCTTCTGCATGGCGCTGGCCAGGGCAATCAGTTTCATCCCGTCTTGTGTGACGGTGATGTTGTGAAATTCTGCCATTATCTCACTCCTTTTCTAACTAATCGTTTTGACGCCGCCATCTCCGCTGACGTAGAAAATCCCGTCTGTGGCTCCGATGGGAGCGGATGAACAGGGACTGATGGTCGTAGGCGTGAAATCCAGCACGGCGTTGGTCTTGGCTCCATCCGGTGTGGTCTGGATTTGCCCATCCCCGTTGACGTAGTCGATGGCCTTGTCCAGTCGTAGCACGCTCTGACCGGTCAGCTTGTCACCTTTCAGCCTGCCCATCTCCATGATGGTCCGGGCGGGACGGAGCACACCCCCGATGTACTGGCTGCCGTTGACGTAGGTCTGATAGATATATCGCCAGCCGATGTGAGCTGGCATAAACGTCCGGATGGCCTTGTCCATTTCCTCGAAAGAGAGAACACCACCATTAGGCAGGTAAATGTCAACGCTGTACTGGTCTGGATGTTCCACCACACGGCTGGATTTATCGCTGGTGAAGCTGTTGATGGTACGCTCCAGGAATTCTTTGGTCACCGTCTGCGTGCCGTTCATTTTGGCAATGATCGTCGCCCGTCTCACTGTGTAGGACAGCTTTTCATCCGTCGGGATCCCCAAAAAGGCTTCCCAGTCAGACAGGCCCCAGGTGGCCTCATTTACGTAGCACTGTTTCCAGGCATCGATGATGTCCAGCCAGATGCGCTTGTGTTCCTCGCTCTGTGTGTCCAGCCAGGATTTAAAGGTTTTATCGTTGATGAGAAACAGAGGCAGGTACTTGCTGACGTCCGGGTCGCTGTCTCGCAGCAGTCTAAAGTTAGGCATTCAGGACCACCTCCACGATGGATGGGATTTGGTCAGTGTCCACACCGATGTTGGCTGTGGCTCCATTGATGGTGAGGTTGTCGTAATCTTCCACCTGGGTCGTGTCGGCGTTCTCAATGATCAGCTGTCCGACTTTGGCATAGCTGACCTTTTTCTCCGTATACTGCTTGCTCAGGAAATATTTATTGAGGACCTTCTTAATGGCATCGGCATCTCCCCCGCCTTTGGTGGGCGTAAGGGCAATGGTCAAGCCCAGTACGGAGGGAGCGATAACGGACACGTCAGCCCCGATGGGGTGCATACTTTCCACTTTTTCTGTCACCCTGGACAAAAGGTCCGGGCTGGCCGGTTGGCCGTTAGAGTCAGTCACCAGCAGCTTCACAGTCCCATTGCCGTTCCAAAGAGGGACAACCGTGATGTGCCCCACGCCTTCCACGCTGGTTCCCCACTCGATGTAGTCGTTTATGTTGCCAGAGGTAGCCGGTTGGCGCACCTTAAACAGCAGCCGTTCCCGGAGCTCATCGTCCGTTTCTTCGTCAAATCCATCGTATGTGGCTTTGGCATTGGTTACCCGGGTGATGCCGGGGATGCTCATGGGGATGATCGTAATGGCCCCGGCGGCCACGTTGCCTTTGGCACCATACTCCACAGCTTTCACGGGGATGTCTGCCATGGTGGTGACCTTGACGGTCTCCGTGGCCGTAAATTCCGTGCCGTCCTGGGTCTGGAACAGTGCACCCTGGGAGACAGTACCCGTGCCGGTCACAGTGACAGTTCCGATGGCCTGGACAGCTGCCCGTCTAAAGACGCCATGTTCTTCAGCGATGTTTTCCAGATAGTCTCCCCAGCTGGTCTGGGCAAATCCTGCCTGGTTCACCAGGGAGAGCTCTGCATAAGTTTTCTCAAATTCCACGCTGGTAGCATTAATGACGTCCCTGCCGAAGCTGCCTTCGATGGTGCTGTTTGGGTTCATGGCGGAAAGGTCCGCCGCCATGCGTTTCTGGATTTCGTCCTTGCTTTGTGTTTCAAACAATCCTATTCACCTCCTACTGTGATGGACGTACTGCCGTAGACGCTTGTCAGATTGACAGTCAGCGTCAGGTTTTCTCCATCCCTGACGGTTGTCTCGATGGCGTCCACGCTCTTGATGTATGGATTCACCAGGAGCCCATCCTTGATGTATCTCTTGATTTCCGTGGCGCTGATTTCGGAGTTGGACCTTGTGCCGATGAAACGTTCCAGTTCTGTACCATAGTTACCTTCGGCGTTGTAGTCGCCGTGGAGATAGGCCATGTAGCGATAGCGCTCCGTCTTCAGGGCTTTGTAGATCCAGACCTTCAAAGCCTCGTTCCCTGTGACCGTTTTCAAGCGGCCATCATTGTCGTGAACGAAGGTATCATGGGTAAAGTCCCATGCCAGTTCCTGGAGCTCCGGCAGGTTCGCCGTGTAGCTTTTGGCGGTCTGGGTGATAGGCCCGGCGATGAAAGGGTTCATTAAAATGCACCTCGATTCGGACGGACGATTTTGTCCAGGATAATGTATGTCTGGCTGGTGCCATCTTCGGATTCACACGGCATGATGGCAACCTTGTCACCAGGCTTCAGTGTATCCGTTGTAATCCAGGATTCCGAGTAGTAGTGATTGACTGTGTGGGCATGGCTTGCATATTGAGCGTCACCAGATCCTCCTGCTGCGTTTTCTGTGATTGTTTTTATATTCCCTTCTGCCGATCTCTTATATTGGGTCAGAAGATATTCACTTATATAACATTCGGCAGCTTCCAGAATGATGCTCTTGTATCTCACCTTGATGTTGGGCGGTGGCTCCAGGATGGTCCCGATCTGGATAACCGGGCTCTGGTTATTTCTCCCCACGCCGTTCATGATTCCAAGGAGCTCACTGTATGGGTTTTTCTTCATTGTGGCCTCCCTACATTCTCGACGTCTTGATGATTTTGCTCGGGGTCAAGTCGCCCATTTCGTTATAATCCGATCCATGGATGACCATATCCTGGCTGCTGCTGTTTCCAATGTAGCCGCCCTGGCCATCGTAAATGACCACATGGTCATTGTCTCCATAAACGATAACGTCGCCTTTTTCCAGCTGTGATGCGTCAAAATCGATTACTTGATCACCAGCATCGGCGCACAGCGTATCCACGTTGACAACCCCCGCTTGCTGCTCCTGTGCCAGGAACGGGCTGTAATAGCTGCCGACTTTCGTTGCTGCTTCCACACATCCTTCCGTTCCGTTATCCATGGTGGTTCCCAGCCAGGCATCAGCCCCCGTGTCTAATCCATCCGCATTTACAGTCGTACCACCAGTGCTTCCTTCTGTGGTGATCTCTAGACTTGCTTTCGGATCCAGATAACGCAGCGTCAGCTTCATCATGTGTCGGTTGTTCTCGATGGTATGAGAATCAGATACGATCAAGAAGGTCCCTTTCAGCTGCTCTTCCTGGATTTCAACCGCATATCCAGCAATGCACTGGATGTTGCCCAGGGCTTCGACCTCGCTATGCTCGCTTACGCTTTTCAGTAGGGCTTTGGCACTGGCCTGTGTATCCTGTTTGTTGTCGACTTTATACACGCCCTGAATCGTGCCATAGGCTTTGACGTCATTGGAGTTGGTCACAGCCCCGATTACATGGCCGTCCTTGTCAGTGATTTCCACCCGGTTGACCATATCCTCGATGCTGGCGCTGTGGCTGGCTGTGGTCAGATTGGTCATATCGGTGATTGCATACCCCTGGATGATCGTGTCAGCTCTGACGACGTTCAGCCGGTCCTGGGCATCTAGATAGATGTGATAGCTTTTCCCGGATTTCTTTCGTCCCTGTTCCAGGGCTTTCTTAATGATTTCCGTGCCGGTCATTCCGTCGGCCACAAAGTCGACGGTGTATGTCAAATCATCAGCCACACGGCCCAGGGTCAAACCGGCCTTGCTGGCTACCGTGGAGAGAACGTCCTTCACAGGCGCTTTCGAGAATTTCAACGTGTATTTGGATTTTGCCAGATAAATCAGCTTATCGTAGGCAACAAATTCCATCTCGTAGGAGCTGCTTTCCCGGCTCTGCATAAAGATTTTCCCGTGGAAAAGGTCAAACTGGCCGCCAGCCGTTGGGGCGATGCAGTAGTGCATAACCTCGTCCCCTAGATTGACTGTGGGGTTCGTCCATGCCTGGTCCTTTGTGGTATAGGCAATTTTAAAATTCAGTTTCCGGCCCGCCTGTTCCAGGTCCCCGGACCACTCATAGGAAATGATCCAGGGCGTGAGATCCACACCTGTGGTTACATCGAGAAGGCTAAATGATTCTGTCATTCACCATCACCCCCGATGCGGCCACCTTGATCAGGTCGCCCGGCTTCACGCCGCCTTTCTTACAGGCCCTCATGGCGGCTTCGATACAGCCCATGGGAGACGTCGTGCCAGATCTTACAGCACTGCCGATAGCTCTGCCGATATTCCCTGCCATATCCGTTCCGCTAGTTGCAGTCGTGCCGATGATGCCACCCGTGCCCACCATGGTATCAGGGCGGGATTTAAGCCCGGTCAGTTCGTTAATTTTATCGTTGGAAATCCCAGCGATGTACCGATACTCCCGAAAAGAGATGCTGAAATAGATATCGTAGGTCCCATCCTTGTATCCGTATTTCAGTGATTCGATGAGAAACGGAAGGTCGATGGGGCTGTCCGGCACAGTCAGCTGTACTACCTGGGCAGTTGACCGCCAGTTTTCCAGCTTATAAACATAGTCTTCCGGGCTTTCCGGGATAACATCCACGAAGCTGTAGTTCTGAGCCGGGAAAATCCCATCCAGGCTGATCTCATGGAGTCCCGTCTTGCCTGGCATGTTGTAGTCGCCATCAGCATTGATGGTCACAGTGCCGTTGTTCTGGGAGACGCTCGTTTCCACCGTTTCCGGCATGATCGGGAGCGTCATGGAGTCTCCATTGGCGCTCAGAATCACAGAGTTGACGTTCCCGGAAATGAGTCCGGCTATAAGCCCGCTCCAAAATTCATTCGCCATTAGATCGCCCCCTCCATGCGGTTGATGCTGAACTGCTTCAACTTAAATACAAGTTTTTCCATGATTCGGTCGACGTCTGCATCTTCCCGGACCACAATCTGATCAGCCAGCTTCGGGATGGTGATGCTCATGCCGCCTTTCCCGCTACCTTCTTTTCGGCCTCTCGCATATTCCTGCTTCAGGCTCTCAGAATGAGGAATAATTCGAGTGCCGGTGGGCAGGTCCATAATTTCGGGCCCTTGCTCGTGAATAAAAGTAGTTCCACCAGGAAGGCCCATAGTTCCGGTAGCGTGTCCTCCTAGGCTGAAGCTCGGCAGATGAATGCTGGACACGGCGCTCTTGATGCTCTCCACTTTGTCCAGGATCCAATCCAGCGCCCTGTGGGCTATCGTGGAGATCCCGTCAAAAGCCCCTTCGAAGATGGCTTTCATGGTGTTCCACCCATTGGTCCACATGGGGATCAGCGTCCCCGTGATCCAGTCAATCAGGGCGCTCAGTTTGCTCATAACGTTGGACACAACGCTGGTGACGACGGCATAGACCTGCGGGAAATTCTCCTTGACGTAGCTGACGATTTCATCCCAGTGGTTGTAGACAACAACAAGCAGCATCACCAGGGCTGTCAGGGCGAAGAAAACCGGGTTTGCGGCGACGGCAGCAGCGATACCACTCATGGCCGTTTTTACGATTCCAGCCATGCGCAGGAAGCCTCCGCCTACGAGACGAAGGGCGCCGGGAATGACCCGAAAGCCTTTCCCGATGATGGAAGCAGCACTCCTGATGTTACGGAAAGTCCGGGGTAATCTGTTGATAAAGATGCTGAAACGCCCCACAGCGCTGATGGATTTCCCTACGCCCAGAGTGATGGCTCCGAATGCTGCCACTACCTGGATGGCATGGACTGCAAAGGCTTTCTGCCCATCACTGAGCCCGTTCCACCAGCTTGTGAAGGATTTGACAGCCTGAGCGGTTGCCATGACCACAGGAGCGACGACTCCACGGAGATCCATGAGGGCGTTCTTCATCTGGTTCATGGCGATTTTGTTTTTCTCCGCCGGGGTCAGCATCTTGTTAAATGCCAGCTCCGTGGCTCCCATGGAGTCACCCATCGCTCTCTGTGCGTCTTTCAGCTGCCCCAGATCTTTGGTTAGGACCTTGAAAGCATTGGCCGCTTCGACTCTGCCGAACAGGTGCTGGATGGCTGTCTGATCATCGCCGACCTTTTCCTTGACTTCAGTTAGGAACTGGATCCATCCGACTTGTCCTAGGTGTTCCGGTGTGAAGTCAATCCCCATGGCTGCGGCTGTTTTAACCGTTTGCTGACTCTGTTTGGACACAGCGCTCAAAATACCCTGGAAGCCGGTGAAAGCCTCGGACGTCTGTACGCCGTTTTTAGTCAAGATCGCCATGCTGGCGAACAAATCGTCTGTGCTGACTTTGGCCAGGCTGGCTGCCGTGGCCACGGAACCAATGCCCTGAGCCAGGTCGCCGAAGGTGGTTTTGCCCAGGTTCTGCGTCATTAGCATCTGATCCGTGATTTTCCCGGCGTTTTCAGCACTCAGGCCGTAGGAGTTGAGCACTGTCGTCAGTCCGTCAATAGCCGTCGTCGTGTCGGTGAAGCCAGCCTTTGCGGCAATGGCTGCTGTCCGAACGAAGTCGGTCACGTGGGCCGTGTCAACGGAAGCGGAAATTGCCTGATATTCAGCTTCAGCCAGTTCGGTCACGCTCATGCCGGTTTCATCGGAGATCTGGCGAATCCCATTGGACAGTTGCTGAAGGCTGACTACGTTTGTATCCACCAGCGTGCTGACTTTAGCCATGCCACGTTCGAAGTCGCTGTGGAGCTTCAACCCGGCAGCGGCGGCAGCCATAATGGGCGCCATGGCCGTTGAAACCGTCGCTCCGACAGAAGACATTGTTCCGCCGATGCTCTTCAAATTCCTGCCGAATCGGTTTGTCATCTTTTCCGACTCCGTCAGGCTATTGCTGACTTTCTTCAGCACAGGACTGAACTGATCATGGAGCCGGATGATGGCGTCAATGACTCGTGCCATGATCGTCCCCTCCCTTCTTCAAAGATTCGATTTCTGCGTTCCGTTCTGCGATTTCGTATGCTGCGAACGAAAAAAGGACCTGTTTCTCCCGGATTGGCATGCGCTCAACCCGGGCCGGGTCCATATTGTGAAACCGGAAGAGGAAGTACATGCGCTCAACTTCCCCGTCCGTCTCTATCAGTTTTTTACTATTTCATCCGTTTCGTCCTGGCTCGTGTATCCGTTGACCTTGCTGATTTCCTGGGAAATATCACTGATTTCGCCAGCCAGGAACAGCTTTTTTACAAGGTCATTAGGAGAGGCCGCTCCGAATTTCTTCATCAATCCCTTGTCTTTCATCGACGGGTCCTTGATGCCTTCGACGCAGGTCCGAACAGACAGGGCATAGGTGTCGATGCTCTTCAGGCCGCCTTTTTTGTCCAGGTTTACAGCACTTTCCTGGATCTCGGAGTACAGTTCCGGGTCGATTGGTTGCAGTTCCAATTCAAAAGGAGCCCCCAGGGCTGCAGAGAGCCTGGGGATTTCCATCTTTTTAGTCGCCTTTTCTTCAATTTTCTTTGGGTCTGCATTAAGCAGCAGTGCGAGTACGCTCATGCTTTTTCTCCTTATTCTTCGTCAATCAGGTCAAGCAGGTCGAAATCCTCGAAAGTGAAGTTCTGATCTTCCTCGCCTACCTTGCCCAATTCCCAGTTGATCAGGTCGACGGCATCAAACATCACGCCGTACAGGGCAATCCGTTCAGCGCCCAGGGCATTGGGGTCGTCCAGCTTGCTGATCAGCGTGAATTTTACTTGCTTCCCTTCCTTGATTGCCGGGGCCAGCTTTTTAATCAGGTAGGAGCTGACTTTGTGCAGCTTGATGCTGCCTTTGGCTTCGTAGCCAGTGGTCTTGTATCCGTCAACCAGGTGACGGCTGCGCTTGATGGCCGTCTTCTGGGCGGTCAGGGTAGCTTTACAAGACATGACTTCGGCGATTTCATCGCCATCCAGCCAGAGCTGCCCATAGGAGCCATAAACGACTCGCTGAGTATCAACCTCGTGCATCTATATCCCTCCTTACTGAATCACGTTAGCTACTTCGATGTGTTCGATGGCATCCAGCATGGAGATAGTGGATTTAATGAACACATTTTCACCAATGTTTGCCTTCTTGATGGCCAGATCAGTCATGCTTTCCAGTTCGTCACGGGTGTATTTCCCGTTTGCTTCCAGCCAGTTTTTCGTGGCCTCGATGTCGATTTCCGCCAGGTTCTGTCCGACTTCCAGGAGCCCTTCTTTTTCCAGCTCGTGGAAATAGCCGTTGATGGCGGTCACCAGGAGGCAACGGTTGTCGTAGCTGTTGGCGTATTTTCCGATGTAGGAGTCGTGGCCGGTCTGCTTGATATCGTCGTGGATCATATCCATCAGATCAACCAGCTTGATTTTCTGATAACTGTTCAGCTTGCCCTGGACAGTAGTCACGTAGGAGTTGACGCCCTTGCAGATCTTGATTTTCTCACCGTCGTTAAAGAAGAACAGTTCTCCTTTTCCCACCTTTTCATCCCGTTCATCGCTTGTGTAGCTGTCGCAGGCGATCAGCTCAGGAGCCGGGGCGTAGGTGCAGGAGATGGTCATGGGCGTGCCGCAGATGATGCCCGCTACTCTGGAACAGTACTGGGCAGCAGTATAGGTCTTACTCTTCGTCTGAAGGCTAGTATTGGTGAAGTTCACCACGCCTTCGAAGTCAGCATCTTCATTGGGCAGGACGGCCTTCACGGCCTTGTCCTTGACGGTGCGCATGGATTTAATCCAGGATGCCACGGTTTCAGCATTTTCAGCGGAAATTCCAGGAATTACCAGCCAGTCGAAGCGGACATTTTCCAGGCTTTTCAGAATGTCGGTGTAAGTGGTGTCTTCAACAGTATATACAAGGATTTTTCTGGGGCTGGTCTGGTATCCTTTGAGCGCCAGCTGGATCTGTTCCACGTTGTCGGCGGACAGCCCGGATTCCGGGATATCGTCGACAGAGTAGATAGTCAACGGATCCAGCGGTTGGGTTTCGGTCAGAATCATGGCCAGGATGCCACGCTGACTGCGCTGGATGGCCGTGATGCCCCTCTCTTTAAACGTCACGATGACGCTAGGTGCTTTTTGAGCCATTTTCTCACTCCTTTAAAAGTTCAATGTCTTGTTCGATATTTCCGATGGTCGGTGGATCTTCTTCTTTGCCAGCGATGACGTCGTAGAAGGAAAAACTGAGAGTCGCAGAGAGGATATCTGCGTCTTTTCCGTTTGTTTCAGTCGAAATCCCATCGAAGTTGAAGACCCTGTCGCCAACCTGGAGACCGAATGTGAAGAGCTCCCGGAGCCGCTTCCGAACCTTGTACAGCTCGATAGCAGAGTTCCGGTTCTTCTGGGAAAAGTAATCAATGTGTAGAGTGCAGGACCTTTTCAAGCTCCTGCTGTACACCATTTGAGGGCTGTCAAGCTCGAAAAAACGAAGGAAGAAGCACGGCAGCCGGAAGGACCTCTGGACATCGTCCAGGTTCACGTCCACGTCCGGCCACGCCGCCTTCAGCTGAGCTCTGACGGCCTTCAGGATATCTGTGTCGTCAATCATGAGCAATCTTCCTTTTAATTTCTGCTATGAATCTGTCCATCTCCTTGCCGACTTCATCCGATGCATTGAAAGCGTCACATGCCTTTTCAAAAAAGTGCCGCCCCTGGACGAAGCCGATGGTTTTTCCCTTCCGGGTTACCAGCTTGTGTCCCCGTTCCACCAGGTGATAGTGGGGCGATGTGTTCCGTAGCTGATATTCCAGGCTGTCAACAGTCATGCCCTCGATTTCCGATTTCCAGGACTTACTAAGCTTTCGCTTGTGATCGGTCCCAGAATCCGGGGTTTTCTCGATGGCTTTCTTTTTTAGCACATCACCGGTCTTTTTGAGGTGCTTTTCAACCTCTTTCGGGTAATGCTGAGCGGCTTCCAGGATATCGGTGTTTAGTTCTTCCATGCCCTTGATCGCAAAATCAGCCATAGCATCACGGCTCCCATCCATCCTGGACAGATTCCGGAGGATCACCACGAAGCCGTTCCACGCACATCAGCTCCAGGGATTCATGCTGCATGTCCGGGTCAGAAATGTAGGTCACCAGGTAGTGATGGTCTTTATATCGAACCCAACAGCCGTCCGTGATTCCCTTGCGATAGCGGATCACGATCTTGACAGTGGCGTCGTTCCGGTCGGTCCCATCCTCCTTGTACTGAAGGCCCCGGACAGGAGCGATCCAGGCAGAAACGTTGGAATACAGCACTCTATCTGTCTGAATGTCAAGGTCGGTCCCTGCCGTTACCGTTGGCCGATAGATGGTCACCTTTCTATTCAGTAGCCCAGGATTGCAGATCATTCCGTCCTCACCGCCTTTTCAGGGTATGCATCAGACATCTCAATCAAACGCAGCATGCTCGTAATGCTGTGGTTGTATTCCTGGACGTTGGATTTTGACACCAGTGCCCGGTCAGAGTACCAGTGCGCCACCAGGAGCTTAGCACAGGTCAGCATCAGAGGAGTGTCTGCGCTTTCCGTCCATTCCTTCCCCGTGCTGTTCACAATGTATTCTTTTGCAGAAGCCATCAGGGATTGGATGAGAGAGTCATCGTCCGTCAGATCAGAGTCGACATGGAGATAGTTTTTGAAATCTTTGAGTTCCATTCTCTTCCCTCCTCAAAAGAGGCGGGAGAGGGTTAGGCCCCCGCCTTGTTGATCAGCACCAGGCCGTTGGCGTCAACAACTTTGCCGTCATACAGGCCAATGCTCTGATAAATGCGGTTTCTGGTGGCGTTGTCGACGTAGGACACAAGGTCCATGGCATAAGCTACGTTCAGGATGTATTTGCTCATGTCAAAGGCAAAGGCAACAGTGTTCCCGGCTTCGGCGGTGTCCAGGGACGGCAGGAAGTCGGTGAAGACAACCGGCTTGCCCAGGATCCGTGCAGCAGGAGCGCCGTCGATACCGTAGTTGACGTGGGCGATGGGCTGGCCAGCGGTATCGGTGATCCCGGCAAAATCCAGGAAGGTGGATTCATTCATCACCAGCACAGAGCCGCTCTTGTATGCGGAAGGAATGGACTTCAGAATGCTGATCAGGAATTTGTAATCCGGAGCTTTGGTGGTCAATTTCGCAGCAGGAGTAGCTTTGATGATGCCGGTGGGCTTGCCAGTGCCGTCGCCGGAAATGATGGCTTCTTCTAGAGCCAGAGTCATCGCCTTAGATACGTCCTGGACCAGGGCCTGCTCGAAAATGGCCATGCTCTTGATTTGAGCCTGGAATGTCAGGCCGACAGCTGCAGCCAGCTGGTACCCAGCGAATGCCACGGAAGTGGTCTTTTTCCCGTCAGCGGCAATGGTTGCCCCTTCGTCTACCCATTTAGCGGTGGCTTCCAGAGTGGAGGTGGGAACGGTCATACCGGCAGGATAGTTCAGGTGACGAACCAGGGGAAGGATGTTCCCGTATTTCATCATCTTTTCGACGATTTCATTCAGCACGGGAACGGGAATCACAGCTCCGTTGTTTGCGGTAGTCGCAACAGCCCGGAACATGGGGTCCATCTTTCCTTCTAGTACATAGTCCATAAATGCCTGGCGATATTCAGGCGTGCTGGCGAAGGTTTTCGCATTCACAACAGGTGCCTTTTTCGGAGCACCTACATCAGCCAGGATGTTCCCGGCATAAGCACCGTTGTCCATCTGACTTGCGATGCTGTTTCTCAGCATTTCTGCATGCTGATCTTCCTGGGCCTTCTTCAGCTCAGCGTTCAGGCCTTCCATTTCCTTCTGGATGTTCTTCAGCTGTTCGACGGTTGCAGTCTTGGAGCGTTCCAGCAGTTCAGTTTTTTTCTGGATGATTTCAGTGATAGTCATTAAGCATTCCCTCTTTCTTTTTCAGGCATTAAAAAAGCGCTGCGATCTGGATCCGCATGCGCTCTTCAATCAGATTTTGTTCAGTTTTTCTAGCTTCTTCGAAGCTTCGCTGGACGGCCGCTAGGGAGGTCGCCTCATAGGCAGGAAAGTCAACGGCAGAGACGTCAAAAAGGTTCCGCATGGTCTTGATGTGCCGCATGTGGTTGTCCAGATCATAGTCCACATCCTGGGAATATCCCCCGAAGCTCATTTTGTTGACGTCGCCTCTTTTGATCAGGGCATACAGGTCCTTCCCGGCAGTTGTAGGTGCCAGTTTTGCCCGGATTTTCAAGCCGTTCTGGTCCGGAGTCACCTGCAGCGTGCCGTTTGTGGTCCTTGCCAGGACCATGCCTTCCGGGCTGTGGTTGTACCTCAGCACCACGTTGGACAGATCTGCTGCGGAGAACGCTCCTCTTTCAATGACCTCTTTGTACTGGGTGCCGTCTTCATCGGTCCATAGGACTGTAGGAGAGTCGTAGACAGCAGCATAGCCTTCAATGACCATGTCTTCGTCAGATGGTTTGACATCAATCTGCCGGATCATCAGTTGGTCCTTGTTCATCCTTCTCACCTCCCTTCTGGGACTGGCTCATCTGATACTGGCTCACGATATCCGTGTTGGCCACGTTCAGCGTCTGGACACGGTCGTCGCCGTCAGCGATGGGCGGCAGGTTCATGATTTCCAGGCTCTGGTTTGTTGTCAGAATGCCCAGAGGACGAAGCTGCCGGATCAGTTCCACTTTGGTATCCGTGCTGGCGTAGGTCAGCCGGTTGGCGTCGAACACGATTTCATTCCCAGCGGCAATCTCATCCGGAGTGAAAAGCTTCCGTGTGAATTCCTGACTCATCTGAATGGAGAACGGTTCAATTACGGATTCGAAGAATGCACTCCAGGACGTTTCATCGTAGATTCCCTCAGCGATGGGCTTGGACACGCCAAAGTAGCGATATATGTTGTCCCGAACGAATTCCAGCTGGGCCGTATCGGCTGCCTTTGGTTCACTGTCCACAGGCGTAAATTCCATGGTTCCGTCAGTGACCACCATGCCGCCCTGGGCAGGGTCCTTCAGATTTTCGTTGAGCATCTTTGCCTTGCTTTTCCACGCTTCAGTTCCCGCCTGCCCGGCGATTTTAGCGATGCCACGGATCCGCCCGGAATTTTCCACCACATTTTCAAAGCTCTGTCCCAGTTTAGTCAGCAGGGCCATATGATTCGCCAGGTTATCGTCGGTGTCAGCGAAAAATTCCCCCTGCTGGAACATGCTCCGGAGATGGATCAGATCCGTGTATGGAATGGTCCTGGTGGAATGAGTCCCGCCATAGCGGAACATTATGTAGAGGTTCCCACGATCGTCTTCCCGGGCTTCACAGCTCTGGTATTCCATAGGCCACAGGCTGATGACATTCCGCTGCCGATCCCTCTTGATGTAGGCGAAGGCGTTTTTGTTTGCCACAGCCTTTGTGGCTAGGTTATACAAGAAGCTGTAAGCATTCATGTACGGGTTCGGAGAAATGGCCAGCAGCGTTTGAAGCTGGCTGTTGTTAGCCGGCTGCTTCTTTCCCTTTTTCATCACTACATAGTTCGGGTGCAGCTTCGCCACATGAGTAGCCACCCGGTCGATGCAGGTCTTGATCAGGATGTCCTTGCTATAGTCTTCCATTGGGACGAAGAAGTTACTCCATCCGTTGATCATCTGGAATGTAGTGGTCTTTGGCTCTTTTGTCCCACCGAATACAGCGTCGAAGGCGCTTCTCAGGATTCCTTTCATAATTTCACCTCCTTCCTAGATTTCATCTTTGTGGTCAAGATAAACACAAAACGCATCCAGAAGGCTACTGTAGCCGTCGATGCGTTTCCTCAAGTTTCTGTTTTTATAAGGTTTTACGTTGCCCTGGGTGTCCGTAACCGCTTCTGTATTGAGCAAGCACCACAGGAGCACCGGGTTGTAGTTGTACACGATTTTCCGCTTCTTGAACCAGGCTTTTGAGAGGTACATCTGCGAAGACAAGCCCTTGAAGTTCTGCTGGACTTTTTCTGTTAGATCCTTCCCGAAGTTTTCTTCCAGGTCTTTGGTCAAGTACTGGGCGTTGTAGGCATCGTAGCCTATTTTATAGGCGTATACATTGTGCTCTGCCTGAAGTTCCTGGAACCAGTTGACGACTTCTTTTTGGTCAATAACATTCCCTGGGCAGGTTCTCACCCATCCGTTGCGGATCCAAACGTCGTAGGGCACTTTATCCTTTTCGATGTGCTCCTGAAGGGTATCTTCGGGGATCCAATACATCTGATGAACCATCAGCTTGGGTTCATCCGTCTCCGGATCATTCACAGGGAAGGCAGCGGTCGCACATGTGAGGTCAGTGGTCTCGGACAGGTCGACGCCGCCAAAGAAATACATCCCTGAGAGATCGTCCAGGTTGAATGTCTCTTTGTTTTCCACATCTTCCAGGTTGAAGAAGGTATCCCGGGCGTTCTCCCTGAAGTTGAACTGCTTCACCAGCAGGTCACGCATGGTTTTTTCATCCAGGGTTGCACGGTTAAATTCCCGTTCCAGCTGCTCTGGATTCTTGCTGACGCCCAGGTTCGGGTTGGCCTTTATCCAGTTGGACGGATCCACGACTTCTTCTTTGGAATCCAGCTCGTAGATGATCGGAAGGGTTGACTCGTCGACATATCTGCCGGTGCTGTAGCCGTCGATAATACTCATGTATTCGCTGTATTTGGTGTCGAACAGGCTGTCCTGCTCGTAGTAACCGCCGGTTGACATGATTACAGTCAAAGGCTGGCTCCGTGCGTAGGTGCCGCCCTTCAGGACGTCGTACATATTCCGGTCCTTGATGGCATGGAGTTCATCCAGAAACATTCCGGAGACGTTTAGCCCATCCAGGGAGCCGGAGTTCTTTGACAGCGGGACGAATTTTCCGCCATTTTCCTTGCATTCAATCAGATTGACCTTGGGCCGGAGGTATTTTTTTAAGCTGGCGTCATGGTTGATCATCGAGATGGCGTATTCCCAGACCACTTTCGCCTGGGATCTGTCCGTCGCTGCCGTATAAATTTCCGGTCCATCTTCGCCATCAACTAGTAAAAGATAAAGGGCCATAGCTGCGCCCAGGATTGATTTTGCGTTCTTTCGACCGATAAAAAGAAAAACCTCTCGGTATTGCCGGAGGTTCTGGTCATCGACGAAGCCGAACGTCGCTTCCACCAGGGCTTTTTGCCAAAGTTCTAATTTAAATCGAGGGGTTCCCCGCATCTTTGGAATGCAGCAGAAAGTCTCGATGAATGTCACAGCTCTGTCAGCTGCCTTTTGGTCAAAATGGAATTTTCCAGGATGCTGGATGTTTTTCGCCAAATGTTGATAGACTGCTTTCAGCTTTTTACAGGCCTTGATTTTTCCTGATTGGAGCACATCATTGTATTCCTCAATTGCGGACGTCATTTATTCAGGAAAGCCTTCAGCTCATCTGCTCCTTCCTGGTTCGGAGCAATGTCTTCCAGTTTCTTCAGCGTGGCCAGGAGGCCATCCATGGACAGCTTGTAGGCCTTGAGGGATGCCGACGCCATCGTACCGGATTGATTCCGTCCGTTCTTGTAGGTATCCACATACCCTTCTTTCTGGATGATGTGCTCCAGCTCATCCAGAGATGCCAGGAAAAACGCTGCTCTTTTGATGAGGAGCATCGCTTCCGCTTGTCTGGGGGATCCGTTGAAGATTTTCTTCAGCTGGTTAATATATCGTGTTTGGGCTCCTCGCCTTGTTTTCTCGTCCGCCATCCATTTCGCCTCCTTTCACGTTGATTACACCCCCTCCGGAAACTGCCTGTATCGCACGCAAGAGTGGGGGCCGGGTCGTTTTGCCCCCGCCGAAAAAGCTACCCCCGGGGGGTGGGTCAGTGCCGCCGCTCTTTCTCCTGGACAGCCACCACGTGCCCCTCGCTGTCGTAGCTGTAGGTCCTGCTACTGGCTCCCTGCTCGAAGCGATGGTGCATCCGGTTGTGGCAGTCGTTGCACAGCAGCATCAGATTGCGTGGGTTAAGGCTGATGCTGGGGTTGTTGATGTTGTCCGGCGTCAGCTCAATGATGTGGTGCACCTGCGTTGCTCCAGGTCTTCCGCATTTATCACAGATGAATTGTTTCTTTTCTCGGCTCAGCCTGGCTAAATCCTTCCAGGATTTTGAATCATAAAACCGTTTTGAAAAATCTCTTGCCATTTTCTTTTCCCAAAAAATCCTTTCTAAAAAATCCCTCCACGAAAAAAACCCCCGCAAATGCGAGGGCCGTTTCCGGTACGTTGCTTAAATCTTAGAAAGGAGGTGAACATCATGCGAAGCAGGGACGAGGGTCGTTTTGTCTCTCAATTCCACAGCTTAATGATATCACGAGAGACTACTACGATTCACTACGCACTTTTTCTCTCTCATCAAAAATCCTATCAAAGACATTGAGTCCTTTTTTGTGGAGCAGATAAGTCTGGCTCTCTTCATAGCCAATTCGCCGCGCGATGAAGCTCCACGACAGCATATTGATATAGCGCTCCTCCAGGATAGCTTGATAGCGCCCATCCTTGATTTCGAAGATGATAGAAAGTGCCATTCTCTTTTTCTTTATCAGCGAATCCAACCTATCATTAGACTCATCGACCAAGGACTGGATCATGCCGATTCGGTCTGCGATATCTGACGGCACGCCGCCATCGACTCGGTCCTTGGAGTAATTGATTGTCTTAACGCGGTAGAGGTTATTTCTCAGCTCAACAATCCGATCTTCCAAGGACTTGAGAGCGAAGTTGTCTTCTCTCAAACTTTTTAAAAAATCCCGTCCTGTCATTAGTCGAGAGCCTTAATCAAGAGTTCCATCTGTTCAATCACGGACTTCCACGTATTGCGCTGTCTTTTTAATGACTTTTGAAACTCTTTGAGCCCGTACCGCATGTCTTCGCTGCAGTCAATCTTTCCCGGCTTTGGCACGCTGTGCGCTTGGATGGCCATGGAATAAATCTCCATGAGAACTTCCTCGATTTCTCCCCCCATATCGTTCAATGCAGCCGCCAGTCCTTGACAATATTCATAACATTCTTTTTGATTCATTGTTTATTCCTCCTAATTCTGCTTGCCAGCGATTCTATTAACCTCTTCCCGTCATCTAGCTTCCTTTGCTGCTTCCTCGTCCACTACTCTCACTCCACCGAACTGCAGGACCTGCTGCGCCCGCTTGCCCTGGATATACGCCCCGACCTCTCGCCAGAGATCATCGATAGCATCACACAATCCAATCGTTGGCGTGATGTTTTTCAGGATCAATTCCCTGTCATAAGGCAAGACCTCGTCGTGCGGCCAGATGGACATTTTGGCGCTGTAAATCCATTCTTTTTTCTTCAGCGTCCTGGAGATTTGGTCCAGCCCAAATGACACCCACCGGCTCCCATTCAGGTACCATTGCGACCAGCTCATCAAGGACGTTTTTCCAGGCTCTTTCAAAATCCGGATGCGGCGCCTGAGAATACTTAATGCTGCACTCGTCGAAGTGATTATCTTTGTTTCGACGGGTAAACAACACACAGAGATTGCTTCCCTTGCGCTCAACCTTGGAAATATCGGAAATGTTCATTTTTCAGTCCTCCTCGGTTTCTTCTTGGATTTTATTCACCGCGTCTTTCAGAATGCCATTCGCCTCATCCATTGTTTCGCAGGTCGCCAGGCTGATGGCATCATCCGAGTTGCGGATTTTAGCTAAAACAAAAAATCTGTTTTGTCCTGCCGGGAGCGTCGCTGCCCTGATATAGACAGCGACCACATCCTGCATCCTAATAGCGGCATCTTCGCCAATTAAAAATTCCATCACTCAGTCCTCCTAAAACAGCGGTCTGACTCTTGTGAGCCACGGTTTAATATCGTCAACTGACCTGGCCAAAATGTAGGTCCCGCCGTGAGCCTCACAAACGCGCTGGAACTCAATTTGCCATTGAGACTGCTTGCCTGTCGCCGTCTTAATCTCCACGTACAGCGTTTTGCCGTCTTTCAGCGCCGTAAGGTCCGGGAATCCTCTCCTGCATCCAAGGCCCTGCTGATGCCTGGTCACATCCCATCCGTCAATCGTGAGTGCATTTCTCACTGCCTGCAGAATCACTGATTCTGGTTGTTTTTTCGTTCCAATCTTCATTTTTCATACCTTCTTTCAAAATGGAAATTCTTCTTCGAAATAGTGCGGCTGCTCCACCTTCGGCGCCTGTGGTTTTGTAGGCTGGCTCACAGGCCCGCCACCAGGTCCAAAGGCATCCATGGGACCGGATGGAGCGCTGCTTCCTTTTGGCTCCACAAATTCAAGGTGATCCGCAATGACCTCCGTGACCCAGTGCTTTTGACCGTCCTTCCCTTCGTAGGATCTAATCTGGAGTCGTCCCTCGACGAGAGCGCGCTGGCCTTTGTGGAGAAAATTGCCCGCAACCTCTGCCGTCTTATTCCAGGTCACGATGTTGATGAAGTCCGCTTCTTTGTCTTTTCCCCTCGAAAATGGCCGGTCAACGGCCAAGGTAAAAGTTGTGCAGAGCTTGTCGTTCGCTGTCATTCTCGCTTCTGGCTCTCTTGTGAGCCTGCCCAGTAAGATAATTTTATTCATGGTTGAGCTCCTTCCTTATGCAGCAAGAAAATCAGGGCTTTTAGTGACAGCCTGCTGATAAACAAGTTAAGCAAATCGGTGTTATTCATTGCTCCCATCAGTTTAAATGCCTTAATCCATTGCTTTCTTCTTATCCGTTTGATTTTATTCATGGTTGAGCCCCTCCCATTCGCTGATTTTTCCCCTCGACAAAAATCCCGTAAGGCTTGATCATCTCCCAAATCCTGCTGCCGATGGCCTCATCGCAGGCCGTGATGTCGTTGAGTCGATATTCGCTGCTGATGATTGTCGTCAAGTGGTTCAGGTATCTGGCATTGATGATGTCATAGATGATTCTAAGCTCTTCCCTGTCGACATCGACCAGACGGCCATTTTCGACCCTGCCACCCAGCTTAAAGAGGTCGTCGATGTAGAGATTCTGGCAAGTCTTCCATTTTTCCATAGCGTCAGCATAGTCGTCGACAAAGCTCCTTGATGCCTTGACAAGGTTTGGCATTTCAGACCGATACGAGAAATAGTAGTGAGGCTCCCCGCATGTCCTCGTGAGCTCTTGGCACACAGCAATGCAAAGGTGCGTCTTGCCCATTCCAGAGCGGCCAAAGATTCCGATGCCCGGCCCGCCTTTGATGTGCTCCTTCAGGTATCTTTCGGCCATGGCCTTCATCTTGCCCGCCATTTCAGACCTGGACCCGTCGAAGGACTCCAATGTGTATTTTTCGTAGTCCTTAGGACTAACGCCGGACTGCTTCAGGCGTCTCACCACTTGCCGACGCTCCCAGCATTTAGGGCAATGAGCCATAGCCGTGGCGCCGTTTTCTTCTGTTACAGCAATCCAGCCGCTGCATCGACATTCGTCGCAATAAATCCCGTCTTGTGGCTCTGGGTGCCTCGGCTCCATCGGCGGCCTATCCTGCATTTTCTTTTTCACGCGTTCAAGCATTGCCTTAATATAAGGTTCCACTGTCATCCCTCCTAGCACGGAATGCCCATATCTTTGGGCTCATTCGCTTTGGCTTTAGATTCTGCTTTTTCCTTTGGCTGCACGAATGCAGCAAGGCCTAGAGATATGGTCTCTTCGATGATGGAGATTTTCTGGGCATCGTCATCAGCTGCCCATTGATCCAGCTTCCTGAGGTTGATCTCGACAGCCCTTTTGGTTGTCGGTCTCCTCGATGCCTTCCTGGACTCCACCCAATCTTCCAGGGCGGAGATAAGGGCAGGATTTGAGGTGTAGTTTTCAATGATCCCCCCTAGGGGGTTATTCTTACATTCTTTCTTTCTTACTTTCTTGTTTATTGTTGTGTTCTCGCTGTGTTCTCGCTGTGTTCTCGCTGTGTTCTCTGCTGTGTTCTCTGTCTCTTCTTCAAGCTGGTAGACACGCCATTTTACTATGGTTATGAGCGTCCCTTGCTGTGTTCTCTGGTGTGTGCTAAAACCGAGGGTTTCAAACCGTGCAAGAGCCTTGCGAACGACCTCACGAGAGACTCCATCGCCAGCCCTCAGGGCAATCTCGGAAAGAGAGGTAAAGCACTGTCCTGGCTTGAGAGTGATGGGTTTTCCTAGGACGTCCCATTTTCTAGGCTTCCACGTCACCATACACATCAGAGTGATAAGGACTGCTTTCTGCGCCGGCGTCGAATTGAGCCAGATCGGATCATCGATGAGCGAGCGATAGATTTTAACAAACCCCTCTTCCTTGCCCATATTGCTCACCTTCCTTCGATGTAGACGGGAACCCCGATAGAAGTCTCAATTCGATCCTGAAATTCCCTCATGTCGGAATTTTGTCGCGACAAATGGATGAGGTGGATTTCCTTGAGATTAGAAAAAAGATAATTTTGTTCGCATTCCCGCAGCCAATATTCCAATGTCTCGATGCTCATATGAGTCTTCATGACTCTGCGCCGCCTCGGTCCAACATCGCCGTTTTGGACGAAGTTTTCATCCATGATTTTTGGATCATAGTTTGCCTCAATCATGATTTTAGTCAGGCCGTTAAAAGCCCTTGGCATATATTGCGTGTCCGTTGCAAAAAGCAAGGTGTCAACACTATCTTTGATGACAAACATCAGCGGCTCCGCGGCATCGTGGATGGCAGAGAATGCGATGATAGTAAAGGCTCCTGCCTTGGTCACATGCTCAATACAGTCGCCCTCGTTAGCCCGGATGGGAGACGCCGTTAAAGCGTCTCCACAGTTAATTGCCGCCAATGTCCCAGGGCTCGCCCAGACCATGATCATGCGCTTCAGGAGGTCCTTCGCTGCCCTAGCATGGTCCATATGCTCATGGCTAATCACGCAGCCCTGGAGCCTCGAAAAATCCCATTTCATGCCCATGGCAATGCGCTTCCAGGGAATCCCGCATTCCAGCAGCAGCTGGTCCCCGTTCGGCGCCGTCAGGACATAGCAGTTCCCACTGCTTCCGGTTGCAATCGTCTTAATCTCCATCAGAAATCCATCTCCATAATTTCCTGCGCAGGGTCTGCAGCTGGCTGGCTTACAGGAACCTTTTCAGGCTCTTGAGGCATGGTCATGTGCACAGTTGTGGATTCAGGGAGTGCTGTGACAGGCTCCGAGAGGTCCACCACTTCCGCTGCTTTTTGCGCCTCAATGATTCCAGCCTGGATGTCTTCATCGCCTTGGGCTTGGTCAATGAGCTGAGACGCACGGTAAGTACTATCAATCTTGGAGGGGTCTTTGGGGACGGCCTTGGCTGCAGCAATATAGAGCGTCTTCATGGCCATCTCTTCGTACCAGGCATTCCAGATAGCTTTGGCTACAGCGGTATTTTTTCTTTTGTCGATGTCGGCCTTGGACATGACGACCAGCTTATTTTGGAGTTGATTTTCATAGGTGATATAGGCAAAGCCACCGACCAGCTTGCCCCTGTCGACAAAAACATTTTTAGGAGGATTAAATTCAAAGGTGTCAAAGGGATGATTCGCATCCTTGAAATGAGGCGTGAATTGGTCATTTTCGTAGACAAGATGGGCATCAATGTCAACGATTTTCCCAACAGCATATTTCGTGGCCTCGAAGATGCGGCCCTTGTAGCCCTTCTGGACGGAGAACCGGTATTTTCCTCCCGCCTTCCCGTCCTTTCTGGCGACGGGGTAGAGCATGGCTTCAGAGCGCATATCAAAGCCGATTTGTGCGCAGACCATAAGGTCTTGAGCCAGCTTGTAGTCGACAATGACATCTTTCCAGGCGATGCCGTTGTCGGTCAGAAACTTATCCATTTGGATAAAATAGCCCTGGATGAGGTCTTTTTGTTCGTCGGTAACCGGGAAGGCAATCTCGGAGAGCATCTTCTTCACGAAATTGTCCGACACGTTAGTAGTCAGTGCTTTAGTCATTTTCATTCTCCTTTTCCACTCTCAAAGTCTTATCATTTTCGCTTACAATCAATCTGATCAGTTGGCTCGGCATGTCGACCAGTTTGACGACGCTTTCGGCGTTATCGATAAAAATCGGTGCTGTCACATGATATTCGTCCGTCAGGGCTTTGATGATTTCAAGGCCCACATTAATCCTTGCTCCCGTATTGAGGTCCTTATATGGGACGCCATGATAGGACGTTTCGCAGCACTCTTCGATGCCCTCGTTCGTGACATTAGGGCGAAACATGATAAAGTTCACATTTGGGATTTTTTCTGTCAGTTTTGCACTTAATCGGTCCGTTTTTTCTCTTACAAATTGCTCACAGAGATAAAGTTCCCGCTCCAGGTTAATCAGATGCATGGAGAGGGCCTTTTCTTCCTTCAAGAGGTCGCTGATGCGTGCATTAAGCTGATTATTGCGGTCAGCTGCAGTGATGATGGTCTTGGCTGCATCAAGCTTGGCAGTGAGCTTTGCAATTTTCTGGTCATATTGGGCCAGGCTAGGATCTTCCTTAGGCTGGTCCATGTGCGCTTTGATGTCCATGGCCCGCTGAATGAGGCGGACCTCTTCTTCGCTTGGGTCTGCGACTTTGAGGAGCTTGGCCCGAGTGGCAAATTCATCCCTAAAATCTTGCCGAACGATAAGGTTCTCGTCTGCCTCCTTGGCCTTCGTTTCAAGGTCTGCCAGCTCCTTTTGCTTGGATTCCAGGTCAGCCTTCTTGGCCTTGCCTTCTTCGCGGATTTTCTTCAACAATTCTGCTCTTTGCTGTTTAAAATCAGCTTCGTCTTTTTCCATAGCCGCCTTAGCTTTTTCCACCCTCTCTGGCGGTAGATTTTGGCCACAGGTGGGACAAATCGTGTCGATAGGTATCTTGGTATAGACTCTGGAAAAAACCTCTCTAAAACGATTTCTGAGGGCTTCCACGCTTTCACCGATTCTCTTGAGGGCTGCCTGCGCTTCAGCGACCTGGGAGTTGACCTTATCGCAAACTACTTGCTGCTCGCTGACGGCCTTTCCTGCTTCCATTTCTTTTTGCATCAAGGTTCTCAGCTCTTCCTGATGTTTCGTTTCCCTGGCTGATTTAAGCGCCACAATCTTTGCCTTAATCGTTGCCAGTTCTTCCTGCGCTTTGACCTTTTGGTCCATGGCGGACTTGGACATCTTTTCCTGCCGCAGCGCTTCAATCCTTTCGGGAATCGTCTTGACATCAATCCTAGCGTCGTCAAGACTCGCAAGATTAATATCGACCAGTCCCTTACGACATTCGTCAATTCGGGGACCGATTTCATCTTTCTCTTTGGTCGTGGCTCTAATCGCGGCCCTGACACCTTTTTTCGTGGTTTCAAGGTCACGGCCTGCTGCCAGATTAAGGACCTCCTCCAGGTCCGCATTGTCCTTGACGATTTCTTCGTCGGTTACGTCGCCGCAGAGCTGCATCAGGAGCTGACGACGCTCCTGCCAGCTTAGCCTCTCGTTAAAGTAAAGCGGGTCCGTGATGAGCTTAAAGATCTTTTCATCGATGAGACCGTTAATGGCCTTGGCATATTCGCCTACGCTGATGGGCGTCGCGGCCCCGACTGGGCCATAGGCATATTCAGTCGTATTTCCAACCATGACAGCTTCAGCGGCGCCCCGCTGCTTGCGCCATTTTTCCTTGTATGTCCTCGTCAGCTCAATCTGCCGTCCATCGTGCTCAATCACGGCCGTGACCTTGTGATCGATACGGGGGATGACCTCACCATTCTCGTCCAAGGTCTTGATTCCAAAGTCCTTTTCATCATGGCTGTTCTTGCCGAAAAGGAGCCAAGTAAAAGCATCAAAAAGGGTTGATTTTCCGCATCCATTGCTGCCGTAGACATCGACATTTTGGCCGGTGGCATCGAGGGTAAAGGCCTTGATGCCCTTGAAATTTTCGAGAGTCAAGCTAATCAGGTTCATTGTTCGTCCTCCTTTGGGATCAGCGCTTCTCGGGTAACAAGGTCGCAGATATGCTCCTTGACTGCCTTAGAATAAGCTGGCATGATTTCGTCTTCAAAAAATCGCGCTTCAGCAACAAGGTGCTGCCAGGCTAACTCCACATATTCCTTCCTCATTTTTCCTCCTCATCCGGCAGCTCCTCAGCATCGATGATCCGATAGAGCCAGTAGACATACTCAGGAGTCTCCTCTTCGTTAATTTCTGCCAAACGCAGAGCAGTACAAAGGTTTGTCAGTGTTACATTTTTAAAAAGTTGGAACATGAAACTGCGAAATTTCTTCGGTCTTTTCATTTCCCATTCCTCCCATGGTATAATGGGGTGAACCTTGTCCAAAGTGTTCACCCGAGGTCTTTGCGTTGCAGCGCAGAGGCCTCATTCTTTTTTTAGCTTTTCAATCATTTTGGTAAGCCGCCTCGTCGCGGACCTGAGCTTTGTGAGCTGGCTGATTAGCTCCAGCCTTGCTTTTTCTCGCTTTGCCGCTCTTTGCTTGCGTCGCTTTTCTGCACGCCGCTGATTACGTTCGATCTTTCGCTTGATTTTGCAGTCGTTGCAATAAATGCGTCCGCGCGGAATCTCTGCTCCGCACTGCTTGCAATGCCTAGCTGGCTTCGACGGGATGGCAAATTGTGGCGGGTCATCAACGAGTTTCAGCGACTTGGCCACGGCAATCGGCTTTCGATGCCAGATGGTGATGGCGTCAATCGGCTCCTTGGCGGGCGTGGAGAACCATCTTTTGAACTCTAGCCCATGAAAATAGCTGATAGCAGCTCTATTTTGGGGGTCTTTTTCAAGGGCCTTGAGGTGGTCCAAGGCAATGAGCCTAGCCGTGAGGACCAGCTCCTGCCACTCATTCCAGGGCATTTCCATGACTAGCCTTCTTTTGGGCCACTTTCTTGAGCCGCTGCAGGCACTCGATAGCTTTGTCGATATCCTGGACGCCGTTTTTCTTGGGATAGCGGTAGACGTATTTTGCAAGATTAAAAATCCAAGCGGCTTCATCACCTTCTGCTCCTTTGCAAAGCTCTGCAGCGATGTCAGCCGCCTCCATGCCTCCGCGCCAACTATAATGGCTTGGATGGTGGACGGGGTCATGCGTGGTGGCCTTTTTCGTTCTAAAAAATGCCTTCAATTCCTTGATGTCGCCAGGTTCTGCTTTCTGAACGAAATCATTTTTAAAGAGCAGGGCAAATGGCCCATTGAAATCAGGGCATTCCTTGCTAAATTTGATTTGGATGGAATCCTTTGTGGTCCCGGCCCATCCAATGACCCCTTTTTTGCCAAACAATGACCAAATCATAAGCTTTCCTCCTTCATCATCCGATATCGCTCCATGAGGTCTTCAGCCGAAATCCAATCGCTAACCGCTTCCAAACAAAGGTCTCTTGTCATCATCTGATTGATAGCATCCAGAACAACCTCAGAAACGCTCAAATCATCAGGTCTGACGATATAGCCTATCTTGACTGCATTCTCAACAATCTGACACAGTCCAGACTCAAGGATGTAAGTCGGGATGGCCATAATTTTCTTGTGATCTACCCTCAGCGCGTAAACCTTTCCGATTTTATCGAGGGGCCCAAATTTGTACTCAACCTTGGCAATGGCTTCTTCAAGGGTCTTCCCTTCGCCGATTGGAAAAGAGGTCTTTCCATCGCAGATTTTCCACATTTTCATCACCTCCTTAAAGTGGTATGCGCATCAAAAGCACGAGGCAAACACCTAAAATGAGTAAAAACCACAGTGATTCTTGCAACGATTTCACCTCATTTTTCTAAAATCTTGAGTAAAATTTCTAAAATCATTTCACTGTTCTTGTCAAAACACGTCGTTTAAAGCTCTTTCCTTTATTACTTGTTCCATAAATGGGCAGTTTTTCTTGCGCCCTTTAATGTTCTGTACAATCGGCTCATCGGGAAGCAACGTGCAGGTTCGGTAGTTTCGGATTTTTGCACCGCCCCGACTTCCGACCTTGCCAGCGAAATGGCAGGCTTTGCAGGTTGGTTGCGCCCATCCGATTTCAGCTTTGGGGCAGATTCTTTCGGGGGTGTCTTGCTTCGGGCATTTAGCAGCAAAAGGGCATACGCTGCAGTCAGTATCAATCATCATCTTCCACCCTTTCTCACTCTCACTTTAATCCTTTGCCCTGGCTGCAATGCCCCTGGCTCTTTGATTCCGTTGTCCTCGCGGACCCTCTCAATGATGGTCTGGATGTCCTCGTAGCCACCGTACCGCTCGCAGAGGGACCAGAGGCTGTCGCCGCTGTGGACGACGTGTTCGAAGGTGAGGTAATCCGTTGGCTCGGGTTTGATTCGTTCTCTCCAAATGGCTCCCGCTGTGAGCAGGACCGCAGTGATAAGTGCCGTGGCAATGATGGCGACTTTCCTTCTTATTCTCATTGTTTACCCTCCCTTTAGTCCATCTAAGATTGTCGAGGCCGCTCCTCGGAGTAGCGCTTCCAGCGCCTTAATCCTGGCGTCCTTACGGTCCAACTCCCTCTGCAGCTCTTTCATGCGCTGCGGCGTGTAAAAGTAAGTATTGACGCCTACAATGTCCATCACATCCTTGGCAGCAAAGCGGACGCCTGGGAGCTTGGTAAGCTGTGGCAGTGTGCCACGGTCCCTAAGGTTGTAGATGGTGGAGAGCGATACATTAAGGACCTCGGCGGCTTCCTGTGCTGTCATGACCTGCGGGACAAGCCTAGGTGTCGGGGGATCCGCGCCGCGGGAAAATTCTGCTTTCATAGGGATTACCTCCTTGTATCGGTCAGGAATTTATTGACAAAATACTGCTGCCCCTTCCCCGTGATTTTCGGCGTCTTGGTGATGATGTTGACGCCTGATCCATTCACATAGGACCCCTCTTTGATCTCAAAGAGTCCAAGTTCCATGGCCCGCTGGGTCGGCATATTGTAATCCGTCCCTTTGCGGCGAATCAGATAGCCGTTCTCCCTTAACCAGTCGAAGAATCTCTTTTGCCCGATTTCAACACCATTGCCACGGAGGATCTTCGCCATCTCGCCTACAAGGATGCTAGTATGACTAGCTGAAACCGCATCGGCGAAAATGGTCTTCGGTCGGTCCATTTCAATTTGCTTTTCTGCAGCAAGTCGCTTTTCTTTCTCTTCCTTCAGCTGAGTTGCCAGCTGAATCAAGAAGTCGGGGCTGGTCAATGCCTTTTCAAGGGTATCCTCGGTCATATAGGCACCGTGTTTCCGGATAGCGGGGATGACTTCGTGGGTGATCCACCGCTTGAACTCTTTGGCTGACGGCAACTTACTGGATAGAACCAGGCTGTAGAGTCCTGATTCATTGATAATGATTGCTTTGCTTTTGTAATTTGAACCACTCCCCTGAATCAGGGTACTGGTTTTGTCTTCTTCATCCACATGGTTTGCAATGGCATTTTCAGGCTTTGCATACCCGAGTATTTCAGCAACGTCCTTGCCAACAAACCAAGGCTCATTGTTGATAGCCAGTGTTCTGATGCGGCCGAAACTTTTATTTTGAAAAATTTCTAGTTTTTTCATTTAAAAATGCTCCTCATTTTGCTCACTTTAAGTGAGATTTTGAGTCAAAAAAAAGTCAGACGATATGCCAAAGTGCTTTATCAGCAGTACTTTTATGGCATCTCTGGGCATTCGTTCGCCCTGCTCGTACATGTAAATAGTTGACTCGCTGACTCCTATTTTCTTGCCTAAATCACTCACGGACTCTCCACGCTGTTCCCGTAACTCGCGGAGCTTTTTCCCAATGGTTTTACGGTCAATAGACACCATACTTCTCACCTCCGTTCTCACTTTCAGTGTAATTATATCACTTTAAGTGTATATGTCAACACTGTACTGTGAAATCCTTCTTGAATTTATTACACGAAAAGTGTAGTATTAAGATGTGGAAACGAAAGGGGATGAAGAAATGCCTGAGTTCAAATATAGATTAAAGCAAATGAGACAGTCTGCTGGTTTAACACAAAGTGAGTTAGCAGAAAAATTGGGAGTATCTACCAGTACAGTCTCTATGTATGAAGTCGGTAGCAGAAAACCCAGCTTTGAGATTTTAGAGCAGCTTGCAGACTTTTTTAACGTAGATACAGACTATCTAATGGGAAAGGCTTCTCGAAGCGTTTACTACCTGGATCCAGAAACCGCCAAACTAGCACAAGAACTGAAAGATAATCCTGGTCAGCGCACCCTGTTCGATGCCTCGAAAGACCTGTCTCCTGATGACATCAAGGTCGTCATGACCGTCATCAACGGCCTGAAAAAGAAGGAAGGTTCGCCGCAATGATCATCGTCACCTATCAGGATCTGCCACCCAGCGTTCCGGCAGTCGTCCAGCAGAATCCGGACGACTCCTATACAATCATCATCAATGACAATTTATCCGATGAGAAGAAAAGACTGGCCATGAAGCACGAACTCAACCACATCGTAGGGGATGATTTGTTTAAAGAAGAAGATGTGGATTCCATTGAGAATGCCTGTCATGCCAGCTCGAATAACTTCCAGATTTCAGAAGGCTTAGAAATCTACATCAAAGATGGGGAATAGGGTGATATTATGGCATTATTAATTGTCATTGTTATTTTCGTTGTTGTCATTTTAAATAAAAAAGCAAAGGACAGGATGATTGCAGAATCTCCCATGAAGCCGAATGAGCTCGACAGATTCCGGCTCCCTGAAACCCGGGGATTTGCAAGGGTAAGCCTGCCGGTGACAAATGAATACAGGGTCCCGATGGACAGCTTTGTGGCATTCGATGTGGAAACTGCCAATGCGCAGCCATATTCAATCTGTAGCATTTCCGCCGTAAAAGTTGAAAACCGGCAGTTCACTGGTTCTGTCACTTCTTTGATTAAGCCTCCGGAAGCAAAATTCACGAATTCCTATGTCCATGGAATCACCTGGTCAAAAGTTCGGAATTCTCCCACCTTCAAAGAATTCTATGAATCCACCTTCCGCGATTTCATCAAAGGGTTCCCCCTGGTAGCACACAACGCCAACTTTGATATGGGCTGTCTGATCTATACCGCTAAGACGGAAGGAATCACCCTGGATAAACCGCTTCTCTTTGCCGACTCTCTGCAGAGTGCCAGATACACCTACAGGAATCTGGAAAACTACAAGCTGGACACCATCTGTAAATATCTCAATCTCGACTTGAATCACCATGAATCCCTGTCTGATGCCAAGGCATGTGCCCAAATCATGCAGGATACCATGGATAAAGGGACAGTGCCCATCATCAAATCTCTGTACCGGTTTTCTGAGGAACTTTTTGTCAAGGCTGTCTTGTATGAGGCAAAGATTTACGCTGGTGGGCTTTCCTACGAATCCTTATACAAGGAAAAGCCAAAGAATTACTCAAAAGAAGATTTCATTAGGGACTTTGTGAATCCGGGAACATATGCCCGCCTTGTAGATGTTTCCAATGAGATTGAATTGAGTAAGCTGCATAAGGCAGACCTTCAAAAGATTCTGGCAGACGCCGGGCTTCCCACGAAGGGTCTGAAAAAAGATCTTATTGCCACCATCATAGAAAAGAAGCTTGCACCACCGCTTCCTGCTGATTATGTGCATCAGTACAAAATCAGAGAAGATAAATAA